AGCCCCCAGTCCGATCAGCATAAACTCCGATGCAACCTCGACACCAGCACCAGGTTCCGTCGGGCGTTCATAAACCATGGGCATTCCCACCCCTGAAGTCAATTGCCAGCCTTGCGATCCGGTCAGCGTGTCCATGTTGCCATTCCAATCCACCATCACAATATTTGTCATCCCCTGAGCCACATCATCTACCACCAGCATATGAGTCCCCTCAGGGACCGTATAATCCTCCATACCAACCATAACCGTTGCCGCCGTTCCCGACCAATTTTTTATCTCTACCCTGATCATGCCACTGCAAATTTGATAATCACCTTGTAAGTTTGAACTTGAACCATTGCCGTCACTCTCAGGAAAATGTAAGTACCAACCAAAGTCAAAGCGCACGTAATCGGGATGAATTCAGCCGCTGTCCAGAGCACAACCCCCAGGGAATTCCCGCCAACCCCACCTGCCGGGGCATTAATATCACCGAACGCCCCGATGATCACGTCCAGACAGGGAACCGTTCCCAATGCTATCGCCGCAAAAATCCACAATCCGGCCACTGTTGATATTATGATCCCAGCATTCACCAGGGCCGTTGCAATGTTCAGATTCGTTCCGATGATTGATTCTCCGCTGGTTGATGCCTGGGGGGTTGCCCAAAGCTCTGCACTCATCTTTTCGTAATGCTTATATACCGCCCACAACCAAATCCCAACAAAAACCATTGCAATCACGCTTGTCGTCCATCCGGAAATTGTCTCCGCACCAGTGACGTCCCGATAATCAAAAGATACATGGTCAGGCATTCCAAGGACACCACCACCGCCACCGGCCCATCCTTGAGCACCAAAATTACCGTCCCACTCAATCCGAAAAGCTGCCTCAGCAGGTTCGGCAATTGGATTTGCTCCTAACCCAATCAGCATCTGCATTGGAGCGAATAACCCACCGGCCGCCCCATCAACTTCAACATCAGCATCATCCGTCCCCTGCACAATTGTAGCCGGATCGGTAGAATTCACGTCAGCAGGTTGAAGCAGCTCAATGATCTCAAGAAGATGCAAAGAATTTGTGGAACTCACATTTTTTGCAACCACGTGTCCCTCCTCACAACACGCCAGTGCCAAACCAAGAAGATTATTCCGAACAGTTGCCAGCCCAATCAACTCCGTAAGATCAATAATGGTACCGCCTCCGCCACCTTCGCCACCACCTCCCCCGTTGGTTCCGTTACCCTCTCCACCACCACCACCACCACCACCACCGCCACCCTCGCCCGGATTCGGTGGTACTAACCCGGCATCAGAGCATGGGCCCCACTCTATCGGCGTCATATCTACGCCATTGTCATCGAATGGCACAGCATGGGTCAGGCAGTAGGCCCAAGAGCCTCCCTCCTCAATATGCATTTGTGTGTATCCAGAATGATCCTGTAACGTCCAAAAAAGCCAAAGCATATTAGTGTTGAGCGTATCGCTTGGAAAAACCGTTAGATATTGCGACCAAAACGGAGTTCCCTGTTGAGCCTGACTGTTCAACTCTAATTCCCATTCCAGATTCTCCCCCGCCGGAATTGTCAAAGTCACCTGCGGATTCATGACCACCGTCTGAACCGTCGCAGTCCTATTCCATAACCTAACGCGACCAAACCATGCCAAATCCATATTTGATGGGGCAATGTAAACATAAGGCGTAACCTGCCCGCCCATTGATGCCGTCACCCATGCAGCCGCTTGCATTGTCGCAAAGCCCTGGGCATTCCACCAGAATTGCTCTGCTGGATCATAGGTGTAATAAAAGGTAACCGTTCCCGAAAGGGGGGGTGCCAAGGGGTCTGTCCATTCAATATATTGACCCGGACCAACATAGCCAAGGTCAACGGGATCATTCACATCAGCAATCAGCTTTGCCCATATCCGTGCAATGTTTCCCGGTTCTGCTGGCGCAACAGCATTGAAAACCCGAATCGTTGCAGCCTCAGAAGTCAATAGACCGCACAACAGCGAAGCCGATAAAAAAGCCCGCAAAAAATAACATTCCTTCCTCATAGCTCATCACCAATTCTCGTGTTCTTCCCATTCATCCGGATAATCATCCTGAAAAGCCATTTCAGGAGCCCATTCAGCTTGGTAATCATCAAAATCAGTCCATTCCACTACATCACTAACGTCGTCCTGTTCTTCACCATATTCACCATAATGATCCGGATATTCATCATCTTCCTTATCCTCAAACGCTCTCCTGAAATTCACCACATCCGGATCATCGAATTCATCCTCAATGATCCTTTTCACCAACATGTATCCCAGCATTGAGATACCCAAACCGGAGGCCATGCCAAAAACCAGCACAAACACCGGGATCAACTGGATCAATTGATTGACCGGACCAACCATCTAAAAAAGAATCGCCCGCCCGTGAATATGACAACCAGAGCGGGCGACCCTTACTATTGGTGTGATGGACTATTTCGAGAACCGCGAAATGATGCGGTAGACGATTCGATAACCTAGGATGGAAATGCCGAGCACGGCCGCGAGGCCGAAGACGGTTGTGGCGGTTACGATAACCACTTGCACATCGGTCTGCGGGTCAGCCATAGCAACAAATGGTCCGGCCAATGCGAGGCCGAGAATGAGTTTTTGAACGCGATTATTATTCATGGCCCTCAGAATGAACGATTCTGGATTTTTGGCGAGGGGCCGTTTTCGCCCCCCATCTTTTCGACAAAGCACGAAGCATTTTCTTCTCGCCAATTGCTTTGCTTGCCTTTTCGTAAATCCAGTCCTCAATCTTCATGATTTCCTCGAAGGAACAATCTTCTGTCATCATCATAATCAACGATGTCAATTTGATTAGCCGTTGACCGTTGACCACACACGACAAAATTTTGCCCCGTTCTACCTTATCACGAACCCACTTGCGGGATTCACCAGAAATCTTGATTGCCTGAGCTTCCGTGATCAGCGCACCCATCGTCAAATGCATCTCAGCAATTGACCAATCAATTTTCGGGCTCTTTTTCATTTTTACACAGGTATCCCATCAAGTAAGCCCATCCCCCCGCACCGCTGGCGCGGCGCGGAGGGACGGGACCCTGAGATTGTGAGTGAACCACTCAATAACCGGTATGTACGGCAATCCCCTTGGCTGATCGGCGAAAGGCTTTCATCGCAGACTTACTGAACTCAACATGGCGATACCGCTCAGACCCGAAGCGGTCCATTTCATATTCATTTTGAATCTTTGTGATGTATTCAGATGCGCCATGTTCTCCACAGGTTCGAGAATTCGAGAATCCATACCCCAATCCTGACCAAATTCCACCAAGAAAGAATTTGGTTGTTTTGTTAACTAACTTGAACTTGTGAAAATTTACAAGAGCATGAAAATGATCACGCCCACCCCGGCCCACTTCCGTCCTCTTGACCCAACGAAACGAATTTTCGTTGATCCTTAACTTCTTTACCACCTCATTGCACCACACACGCCAACGCGCCTGTTGCAACCGTACGGAAGGTTGGGACCATATAGCCCCATCCGATCCACCCGGCGCAACAGGCGCATGTGTCAGCGTCAAAAAGAAATCCCATCTTAACCTACTCAAGATAAGACCCTCTGCCGCTGGCAACTTTGCTACCATCTTTACACCAATCGGCCTCGGAGATACAGCGAGCTTTTATCCTCTTTTACAGGACTCAACCCCGTGATTGCGAACTTGTAATCCTGCCCGATCTTGCACTTCGCTACGCTTTCATCGTTGCACTTGAGAAAGGCTGTCATCCTGTTCTCAACGTCACAATCTAGAAACGTTACTTGCTCGAAGAACTCACCATCTACCGGTTTACCGTCCTCCCACTTATTTTTCTGTTCTCTCTGTATGCATTGCAGTTGTACTACCATCATTCACCCTTTCGTTGTTTTTTGTTTCACTACTAACACAAGCACCCACAAATTTTTGCCACCTATCAATCATCCCCATGGTTTCCGGAGAAATTTCATTAATCCCATCCAGATATTTTTCCAGTTCTTTATCCACCTCGTCATCCATATTCAAAACGACCCCCGTTCTGTACTTGCCAACACGATTATGTAAAGCACTGGTAACAATATTATTAAGAATCCCATGTCTTTTACCCCCATTGATTTGCCATTGCATCTGCAATCCCTTGATAAGTTATTGACTTTAATGACCTACCATTTGGATTTCTTTCACTTGACCAAAAATCTACTTTTCGTCTTTTCCCAGTTACCCACATTGAATGAAACAGAGGCGGCAAATTCTTTAACCACAGACAAGTATCTTTCCTCACATCATGTCCAAACATATATGGATGTATTATTTGATCCGGTTTTCTTATTTGTGTACTCAAAACCCCAATCGGATTTTCAAGACATATTTTCTCAATCGGCAATCCCAGGATCCACCGACAAAATTTTACAGCTTTTTCCCTGTTTTCCTTCCATCTCAAATCTGGTCTTCTATTCAACCAATTATTCCCCCCATTACAAATATATTTGCAAGGTGGATGAGCAATCATCAAGTCCCATTTTCCATGTTGCCAACAATTCCGCAAATCCCCGACAATATGATACCCAGGTTTGTCCGATTCAATTAAATCAATTGACCAAGCCTCATGCCCTTTGTTTTCAAAGGCAGTTCTCACAATCCCAGAAAATTCACACGCAACCAACACTTTCATAGTCACACCTTTTTCGCCCTTGAAATGTTATATCTAGTTGGCCCGAAGGCTCCAATACTGCTTCCATTCCTCTTTCGAGGTTTTTCCGTCCTTGTTGAAATCAGCCACCGAGGCCGGTCTGGATTGTTGAAGCGATCCAGGAGACCCGACCGAATGTTGCACCGCAGATTTGGAAATCCGTCCTTGAAAAACGCCAGCGATCCCAACACCGGCAAGCATCATCCCGAAAAAAGTTAGCCACTTATTACGCACAGGCGAATAACTACCCGCTTATCGACAGGTTGTCCACATGAAAAACCCTTTGTGAACAAGTAGTACCCTTCTTTATCCACACCATTAGAAAATCTAATTCTCTGGAGTACCGTACAAAGACCGCAAATCAAACTGTATTCGTGGATTGAATGGCACAAAATCACCGTGTCTGTCCACAATTCCATCCGCGCGCACCTCCCTAATCGAACTCGTCCCGGTTGACAAAACCGCACCATTCGACAATCTGAATTTTGCTTGATTCTGTCCCCGAAACGACGTGATCAAGTAACCCTCGACAGAATTCGTCGAAATGTATATTTTCACGGATCCGGCATTTGTTAAATCCTCTGATACAGGCCCATCGTCCTGGACGATTTGCCCCTCTTGCTTTTCTTCTCTTGCCCTGACAATCGCCTCCTGTAATTTTACGTAGCTCGATTTACCTACCGTTTCATTCCCCTCTCCGGCAACCGACGCATTCAAATCACCAAACGCAGTATCCGCAAATGCTTCCATTCCCAGTTTGGGCAACATTATTGCCGCTGCAAACAACAACAGACAAAGACCACCGAATCCCGCAACCCCCCAATACCAGCGAATCCCCTTCCTTCTATCCTTGCCTTTGTCGGCCTTGCCGCCCTCGATCTTTGTGATCCCCATTCCCCTTTCCGTCTCGTAACAATTTGCCCACAGCAATTGAAGCTTGAACCGGCTTGTTTCCATCGGCACATCCTGTTTGCTTCCGGTTGGCATATTCTGGTATGTTTTTCGACTGAATAAATCAGGTTGTTTGAAGCCCCAGATTCGCTCCATCCCGTGATTCCGCAACACACTAAAATCCTGAGCCAGCCCCCGAAATTGGTTGTCCACATTCTTTGGCACCTGACTGATCAAAATCACATCATCACCCAGCTTACGATGCTGCGATGCGTAATAGATACAGGCGCGCCCCATGTCCTGCCAGTCCCGCGCACCGAACACCAGGTGAACCTCATCGAGCATGTAAAACACCCCGCCACCGTCAAACGCCTTCTGAATATCGTACCCGATTGCCTTCCCTTTTTTGTCTGTCTCACTCTCAAGCCAATCCTTTTCCCTGATCGTGTCCTGCGAACGTATGCGGTAAAAGTTGCGAACCTCCTCCCTCGACTCGATGTAGGTGATCCGATGAAGAATATCGAAGGTTTCACCGTATTCCTTGTGGAGTGCCTCCCCCAATTTGTTTGTGATCACCGGAAAATTGGTGACAATTGGACGGTTTGTCGAACGGATTTCCGCCAGCAATAACCGCATACAGTACAAACCCTTGCCCGCTCCGGGTCTGCCCGTCACAAAATGAATAGCCATCGCCAAGACATTGAACAATCAACCCCCAATTTTCAAGCCCGCGTTTTTCACACGATTCGGAAGAAAGATCGTATGACAATCTTTGACGGTTCCCGTGCGCTTGCTGCGCGGCAGAAACCAGCTTTCGGGGAAGAATTTTTTTTCAATCGTAAGTTGCCGACGTTCCCAAAACCCTTTTTACAGTCTTGATCATCATGGCCGAAACCGCAATCACCGCCCC